GTCTAATTGGGTCATATTTAACATCACAGTTTGTAGTTGATGGTTCACTAGAACAAAGATTTATTCTGAATAATTCATCAATAGATTCATCATCAATCGTTGTTTATGTCAAGGGTGCAGCAGATCCCGGTCTTGGGAATCAGTATAAAGAGGTAGATAATATTGTAAATGTTAATTCAAATTCTGAAACATATTTAATTCAAGAAATTCAAGATGAAAAATATGAACTTTTGTTTGGTGATGGCATATTCGGTAAAAAACTAGAGAATGGTGCGGTAATTACTGTTCAATATATTGTAACTTCAGGAATAGAGGGTAATGGCCCATCTATATTCAGTTATGCAGGTAGTTTAGAGGATTCACTCGGTAATGTAGTTGTTCCAACTGTTGTTCCAACTATTACCACTATCAACGCTGCCTCAAATGGTGGTGAGATAGAACCTTTAGACTCAATTAAGTATTTTGCACCTAGATTATATTCTGCACAATACAGGGCGGTTACGGCTAGAGATTATGAGACAATAGTGCAATCAATATATCCAAATACTGAAAGCGTATCTGTTGTTGGTGGTGAAGAACTATCACCTCCAGAATTTGGAACTGTATTCATAACAATTAAACCAAAAAATGGTGAATTTGTTTCAGATTTTGATAAAAATAATATCTTAACTAAGTTGAAGAGTTACTCTCTTACTGGTATCAATCAAAAAATTGTTGATCTTCAAGTTCTCTATGTTGAAGTTGATTCATTCATATACTATAATTCATCACAAGTTGCGAATGTAAATGATTTGAAATCAAAAATTATTACTTCATTAACATCTTATGCGACTTCAAGTGATTTGAATCGATTTGGTGGTAGATTTAAATATAGTAAAGTATTGAATGTTATTGATAATATTGATAAGTCAATTACATCTAATATTACAAGAGTTAAAATAAGAAGAAATTTAAACGCACTAATTAATCAATTCGCTCAATATGAATTATGTTTTGGTAATAGATTTCATATTGATCCAAATGGATTCAACATCAAATCCACTGGATTTTTTATTCCTGGTGAATCATCACCTGTATACCTTACTGATATACCAAACGCAGATGGTGTAACTGGCATATTATCAATCGTCAAACCAATTGAAAATCAAGAAATAAGAGTTGTAAGTAAATCTGCTGGTGTTGTTGACTATATTCATGGTGAAGTTAAATTAACAACTGTGAACATTACAGGCACTGAAAAAGATAATGGTATTATTGAGATTCAAGCATTCCCAGAATCAAATGATGTCGTAGGATTGAGAGATTTGTATTTAAGTTTGAGTGTTTCAAAAAGCACCATAAATATGTTGAGAGATTCGATTACCTCAGGTGATGAAGTATCTGGCACACAATTTATCAGAGATACATATACATCAAGTTATTCAAACGGTAAATTAATAAGAGAATAATATGATACAAACAGGTATTGATGCAAGAGTAAAAGTTCAAGATATTGTCTCATCTCAACTTCCAAACTTTATTTTGGATGAGGCATCAAAGACTGTCGATTTTTTGAAGCAATATTACATTTCTCAAGAATATCAAGGTGGTGTAATTGATATTGCAGAAAATTTGGATCAATATCTTGATCTTGATAATTTAACTCCAGAGGTTGTAACTGACACAACCTCTTTATCTGTTGGTATTGGAACACAAGAAGAAGATACAGTAACTGTTTCAAGCACGAAGGGATTTCCAAACAAGTACGGTTTATTAAAAATTGATGATGAAATTTTAACTTATACAGGTTTAACTACAAATACATTTACAGGACTGACTCGTGGATTTAGTGGTATTACAAGCTATCATGCAGATTTAAATCAGGAAGAGTTAGTATTTTCAACTTCAAATGCAGGTGTGCATACTGCTGGTTCAAATATACAAAACTTAAGCACATTATTTTTAAAAGAGTTTTATAATAAATTTAAATCAACATTCGCACCTGGTTTTGAACAATTAAACTTTGATAAAAGTCTGAAAGTTGGTAATTTTTTAAAAGAAATTAAATCTTTTTATGAGTCAAAGGGAACAGACGCAGCGATTGAAACTTTATTTCGAGTTTTGTATGGTGTTGATCCAAAGATTATTAATTTAGAAGAATTATTAATCAAACCATCTGCTGCAGAATACTTAAGAAGAGAAGTTGTTATAGTTGAGGTTCTTAGTGGTAATCCTTTAGGATTAGTTGGTCAAACAATTAGAAAAATTCAAAAACTAAATGATCCAACAACACGAGCTTCTGTTTCAGAAGTTGAATCATTTTTTAGAGACGGAAAAAGATATTTTAAATTTGCATTATTTATTGGATATGATGGTACATCATTAGTTGAAGGTAATTTTAAAATTACACCAAATACTAAAACTGTAGAAAGTATATCGATTGGATCATCAACAATAAGTGTTGACTCTACAATTGGATTCAGTACAACTGGTAATATTATATCAGGTATTAATACTGTATCCTATACAGATAAAACAATTAACCAGTTTTTAGGATGCACAGGAATCACCTCTTCAATACTTCCTACATCAAATGTATACTCTGATGAAATATATTTTGGATTCGAAGGTGGAGATGAAGATAAAAGAGTTGAATTTAGAATTACAGGAATTTTATCAGGTTTTAGACAACTTTCAGAAAGTGTTAATGTATCAGAAGGAGATATAATAAAAGTTAAAAATATTGGACAAAATATTAAAAATCCTGATACAAAAACTACGAAAGAAGTTTTTGCAAATTCATGGATTTATAATACATCTGCATCGTATGATGTTGAAAGTATTGATGGGTCTACAGTTAATTTAAAAAGTGAGTTAGATCGATCAAGTCTGAAGAAAGGAGACTTTGTTGAGTTAGTTAAGATTAGTGATCCAAGTTTAGTTATCTATCCTACAGCAACAGATAGTAGTCCTTATGTTCAAGGAGAAGTTGTTAAGGGATCGAAGAGTGTAACTCTTGGTAATTTTTCGGGTATTAATACTGCCTTTGATTACAAACTAAGAAAAAAATTAAACAAAGCAAAAAGTAATTTTGTACCGATTGATGGTGATATTACCTCAGATATAAGTAATATTTACTTTGATAAGGAAAATGGATATGCTGCATCAAACTCATTACCCTCTGCCATAAATTCCAATATACCTAATACTAAGTTTTTTGAAAATATTAACACTAAACTTAATAAATTAACTTTAAACAGTGTTGAAAATCAAAATTCAACAACTAAACTATATTCTCAGATTAAGGTTGATGAAACTGACCTTGTTAAAATATTAAGAACAGGAGACGCAGTATTTTATCAATCCTCAGGATCTGAATTAGAGGGATTATCAACTGGATTATATTATATCGAAATATTTAATGATAGTGCACAATTAATAAAATTATACTCTTCAAGATCATTTATTGATAGTGGAACAGCAGTTGAATTTGGTGAACCTGTTGCTGGTGATGTACATTCATTCACATTATTCTCACAAAGATCAAATTTAATTAAACCTCGTAAATTATTAAAGAAGTTTCCTATTACTCCTAACTTAAAAAATGGTGGGGTGAGTGAAACAATACCAGGTACAACTGGAATTTTAATTAATGGTGTTGAAATATTTAATTATAAAACAAATGATAAGGTATTTTTCGGTCCTCTAAGTCAAGTTAATATAATATCATCAGGAACTGATTATGATGTAATTAATCCACCACAGATAGGTATTTCAACTGGTAGTGGTTCTGATGCAGTCATCCAACCTGTTATTAAAGGAAGTTTAGTCGATGCTTTTGTTGATCCGCAAGAACTTGGCATTGCAAAAGTTGTATCGATAGGAATTACTGGGGGAAATGGATCTGGTGCTGTGATTGCTCCTGTAATTGGAAAAAGATCAAGAGAATTGCAATTTATTGCATCAGGTATTAATACTGTAACAGGTATTGGTGTAAGTGCTGTGAACAATACAATAACTTTTGCAGGTGCTCACAATTTCTTTCCAGCAGAAAGTGTTATCTATAATTCACAGAATGGTACAGGAATTGGTACAAATACGTCAACACTTGTATCCAATGAAACATATTTTGTATCAATTGTAAATAGTAAAACTATTAAATTACACTTTACTGAAAATGATGCTTTATCAGGAATTAATCCAATCGGACTCAGTGAAAGAAATGGAACACAAAAACTAATTGTAGGTAGTCCTCAAGATACAATTTTAGACTTAAAAATATTAAATAGTGGAAGTAATTATTCAAGTCGAACATTAAGTATTTCAACTGCAGGTATATCTACATTTTTTAATTTAGTTAAATTTGAAAATCATGGTTTTAGTGATGGGGATAACATTGTCTACTCGACCACAGGAACTGTCATAGATGGTTTAGATACAAATTTACAATACAAAATTTTAAAAATAAATGAAAATGAATTTGGATTGGCGAACGCAGGTCTTGGTGGAACAGATTCAACTAATTTTGAACAAAGTAATTTTGTAAGTTTTACAACAGCAGGTATCGGAACTCAAACATTTAAATACCCTGACATTAAAGCAGTTATTGATTATATTCTGGTTGGTGGGGCAAAAACCACTGCAACAATAAGAGGAGAACTTGACATAACTCCCGTTGTTAGAGGTAAGATTGACGATCTTTTATTAATAAACAAAGGAACAGGATATGGATCTCAGATCTTAAATTTTGAGAAAAAACCAAATATTAAAATAAAGAATGGTAAGAACGCAGCTATAAAAGTTTTTATTAATCCATCAACTACAGGAATATCATCAGTATCTGTTGCTGCAGCAGGAACTGAGTATTTCTCAACTCCTTCTTTAGAAGTTATTGATACATCAGGTTTAGGTAATGGTGCAAGATTAAAGGCAGTTCTTGGTAAAACAAGCACAGGAGAGTTGAATGGTAAAATTGATAATGTTGTCATAATCAGGTCAGGTATTGGTTACTCTGCAGATTCAACATCTGTTCGTGTTATACCTGCAGGACAGAATGGAGTATTAGCGGCAAATGTCAGATCGTTAAATGTTAATAATAGTGAGAAGTATGGTAAGAGAGTGAATAGTCTTGAAGAAAATTTAAATAGTCTACAAAACGTTGTATGTGGATATTCAACTGCACCTTTTCAAGATAATGGATCCAATGTCTCACCAATTATTGGTTGGGCTTATGATGGTAATCCAATTTATGGTCCATATGGATTTACCGATCCTGAGAAAAAAACAAATGATACTAAATTACTTCAGTCAAGTTATACATTAAATATAAATTCGATAGAAAATAGACCAAGTACAGATGTATTTCCTGAAGGATTTTTTGTTGAAGATTTTCAATACACAGGTGATGGAGATTTAGACGAACATAATGGTAGATTTGAAATTAATAATGATTATCCTCAAGGAGTTTATGCTTATCATGCAACCATTAATAGTGCAGGAATTTCAACATTTCCATACTTTATAGGTAATAAGTTTAGATCAATAGTCGAATCTGATAACTTTGTGATTGATCAGTCATTTGATTTTGCAAATTTTGAGTTAAGAAGAAATACTTTTCCATATAAAGTTTCTGATCCAAACGCTGGTACAGATTCTCTGACTGAAACGAATGAAATTACAACTCAACTTTCAGAAATAGAAACTGTTGAAAGTGGAAGTGTTCAAAGTTTACAAATCGTAAATGGTGGTACAAATCATAAAGTTGGTGAGATTTTAGATTTTGATAGTACAGATACAGATGGTGGTGGTATCATTGCAAGAGTTAAATCTGTTAAAGGTGTTGGTATTAATTCAGTGACATCGGATGTTCTTACATATAATAACTCTGTAATAACAAAGTTAAACAATAAAACTTTAAAAATTACACCTCCTAATAATCATAATTTAAATGATAAAGATAAAGTTGTTATATCGGGTTTAACATCATCTTTAACAGTAGTAAATGGCACATACACTGTTGGTGTTTCATCAATAAATGCAGTTGCGATATCTACAATATCTGCTGGTACAGCGACAACTGAAATTTACATTTCTGAGATACCTGAAAATGTATCTGTTGGTAATACTATTGGTATTGGATCTGAAACTTTAAAAATATTAAACATATATGCTGGTGATAAGATTCTAACAGTTCAAAGAAGTTTACCAGCGATTGCTCATACTGCATCAACACCTCTTTACATAATTCCTGATTCATTTACAATTAATAAATCAATTCCAGATTTTAATTCCAAAGTAAATGATAAGTTTTTCTTTAACCCAACTAAAACAGTAGGTTTTGGAACAGTTGCTGGTATCACTACGTCTGTCACATATGGATTTGGAGATGGTTCAAGAGTTAATAATATTCCTCAACAAGGAATTTATTTAGAAAATCATTCATTTAAAACAAATCAAAAAATTAGTTTTAATTTACCTACTGCTACTTCCACAAACATATCAATTTCAACATCTCCCACTGGATCAATAATGACTTTTCCTTCAGAAGTTTTTGCTGTTAGGAAAAATTCAAACGTTATAGGTATTAAGACCGGTATTGGAACAGATCATAATGGTAATCAATTAGAAGAGGTATTTTTCAGAGGAACAGTTGGTGGTGACGGGAATATTGATAGTGATCTTTACTTCTTTGAAAGTAATTTTGTACAAGAAAAAGTAAATGTTTCAAATGTTAAGACAACTGTTTCGTTAGCATCAAGCATTCATAATTTAAAAGATGGTGATGACATAACTCTCAAGGCAGAACCTAATCTAAGCACTGGTATTGGGACTCTAACAGAGGTAAACGTAAAAAGAGATACAACCACAAATAAAATACTTATCGACCCTGTAGAGGGTCTTACAACAGGCATTAAGTTATTTAATAATGCCACCGGAGCAAATGAAATTACAATTAAAAATCATAATTTAACAACTGGTGATAAAATTATTTACTATTCAACTCATTATGCTGTAGGACTTGGAAACAGTTCATATTATGTGAGTGTAATCGATGATAATACATTTAAATTATGCCAAACATACCTAAACGCAATCAGTAATCCTCCAGTAGAGATTGACATCACTGCTGCTGCAGGAGTCACTACAGTTCATCGACTATCAAAAGTTAACCCTCCACTTAAATCAATCAAAAAGAATGATTTAGTGTTTAATTTATCAGATGTTTCCTTATTAAATCATAAATTTAAAGTTTATTATGACAATAAATTTGAAAATGAGTTCGTTTCAACATCATCAACTACAGGATTTAACACTCCGGTGGGTATAGTTACTGAAGGAACGACTAATTCTAAATTTACTATTGGTTATGGAGTAAGTTTACCTGAAAAATTATATTATAATCTTGAAAAAGTTGGAATCGCTCTTACAGCAGATGTAGATGTAAAAAATTATTCTGAAATTGAATATATTGATAGTGTTTTTGACGGAAATTATACAGTTTCAAACGTTGGAGTGAGTTCATTTACAATTGACGTTAATAAAATTCCTGAAAGAACATTCTATACCTCAACACAATGTAATTTTCTTGAATATAATACAACATCAGGACTTGCTACGGGATCAATCAATTCGGTAGATTTAGTTTCCGGAGGTTTTAATTATAAAAAAATACCATCATTTGTTGGTGTGGGAACTACAACCACTCAAGACGCGATAATAATTCCAAGATCAACAACGATTGGTAATATTAAGAAGACCAGAATTATAAATGAGGGTTTTGAATATTCATCAGATAAAACACTACAACCAGAAGCACTTATACCAAAATTTATTGAATTAACTGGAGCAAGTTCTGTATCCAGCGTAGAAGTAATTGATGGTGGTAGTGGTTTCACAAAACCTCCAAATTTACTTTTGATCGATACTGATAATGGGCAGTCTGTGGATGGTTTATTAAGTGCTACTTTAAATGGTTCATCAATTAATAATGTAGATATAATATCTTCACCCACCGGATTATCGAAGGGAGAAGTAAAGTTAGTTTCAACAAATAATACAAATGGAATTAGTATTCAAAAAATAGATGCAACTGCAGGTGTATCAACTTATGTTGTATCAATTACAAAACCAGCAGGTGGTTATCCTGTAAATCCATTTAAATCAGGTGATTCTGTATTTGTTGAGGGTATTGTAAGAGTAGGAACTGCTGGATCTGGATTTAATTCATCAGATTATGGGTTTAATCTCTTACCTGTAACAAACTATGATACATCAGGAGTTTTTGATAAAATTACAGTTGATGTTTCACAATATACAACAAATGTGGGACTTGCTCAAACTATTCAATCATCATTTGGTGTGATTACAAATGCAGATGTATATCCCACTTTCAAACTGAATCTTGAGAGATCTTTATTTACAGTTGGTGAAAAATTATTAGTTAATAACTTTGAAAGAGATTTAATAGTTGTTGAGAACTTCCAAGATAGTTTTGTTAAGGTTATCGGTTTATTTGATCTTCAAGAAAATGATATTATCGTAGGTAAAAAATCAAAGAATAGAGGTAGAATTGAAAAAATTACAAATAATCAAGGCGACTTTATAATTAGTTACTCATTAGTTAGAGATTTTGGTTGGGAATCAAATACAGGAAAATTAAATGAGGATAATCAAGTTATAGCAAATAATGATTATTACCAAAATTTATCATATTCAATTCAAAGTCCAATAGAGTGGAATAAACTGGAAAGTCCAGTTAATAATTTAGTTCATACTGTTGGTACTAAGAATTTTGCAGATACTGGAATTACATCTACGACTCAAGTAAGTATAGCAACAAGTGATCAAACTGTAATCACTCGTGACGTAATTGAACAACTTAGAGTTGATACGTTATTTAATTTTGATCAAGGTAGAGACACATTTGTTGGTTTGCAAACAAATACAAGTGAAGATGCAGGTGAAGTAGACACTTCTAAATCTAAGTTCATACAATTAAAGAATACAAGATTAACCGATTTCACAGAATCTGATACGAATAATGTTATATTAATCGATGACATAAGTTCCAAATTCTCAAATGTTGAGGGAGAACCTACTACTGAAATAAATGTAACTCAAATTAATCCTGTTGATAGTTTTAATAGCATATTGGTCATGGCAAATAATTTAGATGGAAATCAAATCTCATTATCAGAATTAGTTGTTTTAAATAATAATCAAGATGCATCTCTATTGAATAAGTTATCTCTACTTAAAGATTATAACGTACGTCCTATAAGTGGTGCTGAAGAGACTTTAACTAACTTAGAAGATGAAAATTTTGCTAATTTTGAATTATCAACCGATGAATTGGTGGATGGAACTAAAAAAACATTTTTAAGATTTAAACCAACTGATGCAAACAAATTTCAAAATGATTATGATTTAAAAATTATTGAAAATAAATTTAATTCAACACTAACTGGTATTGGCACAAGTTCATTTGGTTTAATTGATATTAGTAGTTCTGTGGTTGGATTGGGTACAACATCAGATGTTGCCGGTACAACTGAAAGTATTATTTCTAATATATCAACTACAAATGTTGACAGTTTATTTGTTCAATCTCAAATTATTGATCAAATTACAAATGATGTTGAATATGTTGAAACATTTATCACTCATAATGGAACTGATACGTTCAAATCTCAACAAATATTTGACACCAGTTTTGGAAGTCTAAGTTTTGGATTATCAACTGCAACTATTAGTCCTGATATATCAAGTGGTGTTTTATCTGTCAATGTAAATAACGTATCAGATAATAACTTAAAAGTTAGATCTAAAATATTATCATTCGGACCAACATCATCAGGAATTTCATCGTATAGATTCAAAGCGTCTGGTCAATCAGATGGAAGTGAAAGAACTGCTCTTGTTGCTTCAAACTTTAATCAAGGAACAGGCACTGCCCGTAATGTGGCAACATTTGAGAAGGATAAGTTTACAGCATTAAAATCTACTGTTCATGTTGGAACCGGAACTTCTGAGGCATTACATCAGGTATTATTAATACATGATCAAAATACATCTCATATTGTACAGTCACAATTCTTATCTGTAGGTGATAATACTGGTTCCTCTGCTTACGATAATGCGATTGGTCTTGGTACATTTGTATCAAGATTTTCGGGAAATAATATTCTTTTAGATTTCCGTCCTGATAACACTACAGGAGTGACTACAATCAAGAGTTTGAATGAGGTATTCTATCGCCAGTTTGACGAACTAACATTAGATGATGAACCAAATGAACCAAACGATTTAACTTTTGGTAAAATTACACAGTCATTTAGTTATAAACAATATAATGCGATTGATGGGGTTAGAGTTAATAATCGATCCTTCAAACTTAAAAATAACGGATTTCCAATTTTTGCGCAATCATTTGATCCATCAAATACTGGAATTGTTAGTTTTGCAACAGGAATATTTAATATTTCAAATCATAACTTCAGAAATCAAGAAGAATTAGTATATACACCGAGATCATCATTTGTTGGTGTTGGATCAACTGCAATGATGTATAAACCATCCTCAGGAAACACTGATCAATTACCAACTACCGTATTTGCTGTCGTTGCTTCAAATGACAACAATACATTCCAGATATCTACAAGTAGAGATGGATCTGCAGTTACTTTCACAGATGCAGGAGAGGGTAATACTCATCAATTTGAAATGAGTAAAAGTCTTACAAAAGCGGTAATATCGTTAGATGGAATTGTTCAAAGTCCTATTGCAAGATCGAACTTGACATTTACACTCTCAGG